GAGACGCGTGACCACCGGAGCCACACTGTGTGTGACAAGGTACTTCCACCGGCTCGACCCTTTCTGGAACAGGGTCTCCCTTTAGTTTTGCCCCGCGGAGCGGGATGGACGAGGTCGGTTCACCGAGCAGTGCTGCGAATTGTTTCACGAGCCCACCCTTCCTTTCATTACTTGTTGCTAGCCAACACCGGAACGCTCCGTCTAGCTCCTTCAGACGGACTCGACCGACATCCCCCCCACGTTGGACTTACACGTGGATTACCCGAAGGCACTTGCCAGAGGCCAGTACATGAGGGGGTGGAGCCCGAGAGTTTCGCATCATCAACGCGAACGCCCAGGTGGCATCATCGCAACTTTCATTACTTCCCATGCTCGATCAAGCAGGTGCGATCGCAGCGTGAACCGGGACAGTGTCCCCGGGTAGACTCCAGAAGGCCTCTCCCCGCCGGAACCCCAAGCCTTCCCTACCGTACTGCGGCTGCGCGTGTACCACGCTGTCCCAACAAGTACGGTTCCCCCCCCCCCCAATACCCGAACCAAGCACCAGGTTCATCGGACCACATGGCTGGGCCGCCTTCCAGATCTCAAACTGCTTGAGGTAGTTTGTGGGTGCAGTTAGATGACCCGGGACGAACGGCTTCGCCACCGTACCCAGGGTTAGCCGGGCAGGTGTGGTCCATTGATGGACCTGGTACGTCACCCCCGACATACCCCCCCCCCCCTTCTCCCTCCCCCACGCAACCTGCTGGCAGACGTAGCGGTGGTTGGCCCACTCGAGGTGGGTCTTTGGTCGATCGTACGTTCGGCTTGCGCCTACTGGTACAGGATCCAACGTCACGCTGTTGACCGTCTTACCGTGCCGGCCACGCATTACAACGCAGGCCTTGTAAAACCTCCTCCACTTAGGACGACTTCTGGAAATGTCGCATTTGGCCGGGGGCTCAATGAGCAGCCCCCCCTCTAAGTGTTTCTCTAAGCGGCGCTCGAGCACGCGCCGCAACTCCCCTTTTCTCTCCCCCCCCACCCCCTCAAGGTGCAGCTGGATCACTGCACGAACTCGAGTGCACTTGGACTTCAGGAAGTCCCCCTCACTCTGCCCGCGCTCTCGTCCCTTCAGGACAAAGGACTTAGCGCGGACCACGTAGATCGCCCTCGGGTTTTTACACCCTCGAGCAAGGAAGAACGTGGAGTTTAGAGTGAAGACCCTTTCGTGTACAAGGGTTTTTGTGCGGGACACATTCAGTCCGAATGCGGGGCAGGAGGATACCCACTTCTCATATTCCGTTTCTTGACAGCGGAAGACGATGTCGTCGCCGTTGATTCGCAGGAGTTTGCTCTTGATGAGCTGCTGCGTCCGCACGCGCCCTAGAGCGCCGAAGACACCTGCGAGGTTCGTTAGGCAGAGGAGGGGGAAGGAGAGGTAGTTGCCCATGAGTTGCCCCGATTGTTGATCGACGGAGCACCCGCTTTCGAGGACCAATCTAGCATTGGTCATGAACTCGTCGGCGAAGTCCCATATTGATTCTGGGACCTCAGGGGCAGAGCTACGGAGGAGGAGGAGGAGGTGGGAGGTGTTGTTGAGATTAAACGAGTCCGTGGCGGACTCGTAATCTCCAGAAACAAACACCTCCCCAGGGCAGGCCTTGAAGGCGCTGCAATTGAAGGGGGTTGGGGGACCACGCAGGACTGCGCCCGTCTTAACTAGGGCATCATAAAGGCAGTCGTGCAACGGCTTGAGGAACAGACCGCAGACACTAGCGATCGTTACTACTCGAGCCTTCCCGCCGTCGTCGAGAACACAGACACGGCGGCGGGGGTCC